GAAGAGAATATTCTGAAGGTAAACTATAAGTCTTTTACTCAAATTGTAATTTTGGGTAGTAGCACCTTTGTGCCGTTTATGCAACTTACAACTTCACATCGTCGTGAAGTGATTGAAGATTTGTTAGATATTCGTATCTTTTCTGCGATGAATGCTCTTATCAAAGATAAAATTCGTGAGAAAAAGGATCAAGTTAAATCTCTTGAATTGAAGAAAGAAAATCTCAAGGAAAAGATGAAGATGCAGCAAAACTTCATTGAAGAACTTGAGAATCGTGGTAATGCCAACATTAATGCCAACCAAGAAAAGATTTCCAAGTTGGATGTCGAAGTTGGTGTTTATCTTACAGAAAACGCAAGAACTGAAGAGGATATTTTTAAATTCGCTAAAGAACAAGAAGAAGTCATTGGTGCTGGTGATAAGTTAGTAAAGCTTAACAATCTTAGAGGTAAAATCTCTCAAAAAGTAACTGCGATTACCAAAGAGCATAAGTTTTTTACTGAAAATACGGTCTGCCCCACCTGTACTCAAACTATTGAAGAAGAGTTTAGGTTAAATAGAATTGTAGACGCTCAAAATAAAGCAAAGGAACTCAAGAAAGGTTACGAAGACCTAGAAGAGACTATAAAAATAGAACAGGAACGAGAGCGTCAATTCATCGCACTTTCTAAGGAGATTACGAAACTCAACCATGAGATTTCTCAAAACAATACTCGGATTAGTCTCAACCAAAGACAAATCAGAGACCTTGAATCTGAAATTCAAACTATTACCCAAAACCTTGCAAACAGAAATACTGAGCATGAGAAGCTAGAAGAATTTCAAACCAATCTCCAAAAAACATTCGAAGACCTCTCAAAGAAAAAAGAAGAAATCGTTTATTACGATTTTGCCTATTCCTTACTCAAGGATGATGGTGTAAAAACGAAGATCATTAAGAAGTATCTTCCTTTCATAAATCAGCAGGTGAATCGTTATCTTCAGATGATGGACTTTTATATTAATTTCCATCTTGATGAAGAATTTAACGAAACGGTAAAATCACCCATTCACGAAGACTTTTCTTATAGTTCCTTTAGTGAGGGTGAGAAAATGAGAATCGACCTTGCCCTTCTCTTCACTTGGAGAGAAGTTGCCCGAGTTAAAAATTCCGTCAATACCAATCTGCTGATTATGGATGAGGTATTTGATTCCTCACTTGATGGTTTCGGCACTGATGAGTTTTTGAAGATTATCCGTTATGTGATTAAGGATGCTAATATCTTCGTGATTTCTCATAAGGCAGATCTCCATGACAAATTTGAAAGTGTCATAAGGTTCGAGAAAGTCAAAGGGTTTTCTCGTATGCTATCTCAAGAATCAGCAGAAAAATGACCACTCCCAACTGGCAGCACCATTCTAAGAAGGAGCAGAAGCGGAAACTGAAACCGCAAGCACTACGACAAGCAAAAGCAAGATTGAGCCACTTTAAAAAGCGGCACATGACCTCCCCCAAAAAGGGAGGTTCTCTTGTATTATACGTTCATACGATTCAAGTCAAATGACAGTCCGCCACGAAATCAAGTCCCAACTTGCTAAACTGCTTGCTACCGAAGACCTTGTGGTTGAGCACAAGAAGGTAGAGACTGCCCAGTTTAATGTTCACACCCGTGTGCTGACCCTTCCTATGTGGGAGAAGGCAAGCAACACCGTGTATGACCTTCTGGTGGGGCACGAGGTCGGACACGCTCTCTATACACCTGATGAGGACTGGACTGAGAAGGTCAAGGTTCCTCCGCAGTTCGTGAATATTGTGGAAGACGCTCGCATTGAGAAACTGATGAAGCGGCGTTATCCTGGTCTTGCTAAAACTTTCTTCAACGGATACAAGGAACTCGCTGATGACGACTTTTTCCAGATTGCTGATGAAAAAATCGATGAGATGAATCTTGCCGACCGTGCAAATCTGTGGTTCAAGATTGGTAACTTTACCGATATTCTCATTGAGCGTGGCGAAGAAACTGAGATTATCAATCAGATTGCTGATACTGAAACTTTTCCTGATGTTTTGATTGCTGCTGAGGCACTGTATAAGTATTGTAAGCAGAAGCAACAGGAAGAAACTAATATTCAATTGGATAGTCTGGAATCGCAGCAGAGTGGTTCCAATCAACCTGCTTCTGATTTCTCTGACCAGCAGGAAGGTGAGAATGACCAACTTGAGTCTGGTGATTCTGAAGGTGCTCCTTCTGGTGAAACTTCTCAGCAGCAGCAAACTGATGCTCCTGTTGGTGGTGAGAAGGATGAAGAACCAGAAGTTAAGACGATGGACAATCTGGAAGAGGCACTCAAAGAACTGGTGAATCGTGATGGTTATGAGAATGTATATCTGGAACTTCCTCAACTTGATTTGAAAAAAATTATTGTTCCTAACGCTGAGATTCACAATCGCTGTAGTGAAGAGTGGAACAACTTTTTGGAAAGGACTGGATATTCATACGAAACCATTTTTGGCGCCACCGATTCTCAGTTTAATCAGTTCAAGCGTTCGGCACAGAAAGAAGTCAACTATCTGGTAAAAGAATTCGAATGTCGTAAGGCAGCAGATTCTTACTCCCGTGCTTCTACTGCTCGCACTGGCGTTCTGGACTGTACCAAACTTCACACTTATAAGTACAACGAAGACCTGTTTCGTAAAGTAACAACTCTTGCTGATGGTAAGAATCACGGTCTGGTGTTTGTTCTGGACTGGTCTGGTTCAATGTGTGATGTAATGCTAGATACGGTCAAGCAATTGTTCAACCTTGTGTGGTTCTGTAAGAAAGTTGCGATTCCTTTTGAGGTTTATGCTTTCACAAATGACTATCCTCTGGTGACTTATGATGAGCAAGGTAAGGCAAATCTGCGTGAAGTTGCTTATAAGAAAAAAGATAGTCTGGTTCAAGTTGGTGAGTGGTTCTCTATGATGAATCTCCTTACTAGCAAAGTGAATGGTAAAACTCTTGATGAGCAGATGAAGAATATCTTCCGTCTTGCTACTTCTTTCGGTCGTTGGACCCAATCTTCTTATCCTGTTCCTACTGGTTTGAGTTTGTCTGGAACTCCTCTGAATGAGGCACTGATTACCCTTCATCAAATTCTTCCTAAGTTCCAGAAAGAAAACAAACTTCAGAAAGTTCAGTGTGTTGTTCTAACTGACGGTGAGGCTTGTATGGTCAAGTATCATCGTGAAGTTCAACGTCATTGGGAACAAGAACCCTTTATGGGCACTGCCCACATTGGTCCCAATGCTTTCCTTCGTGATCGTAAGACTGGCAACACTTATTCTTGTGATGTAGAGTGGCATCAATTCACTGATATTCTGCTTCGTAATCTTCGTGATAAGTTTACTGATATTAACTTTATTGGTATTCGTGTTCTTGAAGGACGTGATGCGGGCAACTTTATCCGTCGCTACTGTGGATATTATGGAGATACTTATCTCAAGACTTTGAATGCTTGGAAAAAGGAAAAGGCATTTACCATTAAATCTTCTGGATATCATTCTTACTTTGGTCTTTCTGCTAATGCTCTTGCCCAAAATACTGAGTTTGATGTTGCTGAAGACGCTACTAAATCTCAAATCAAATCTGCTTTTGCCAAGAGTTTGAAGTCTAAAAAGATGAACAAAAAGATTCTTGGTGAGTTTGTGGAACTCGTCGCCTGATAAATAATTTTACGGAATTCTATTAGGTCTAATGAGCAGATTTTCAGACTTATTTCAGGAACCAGCACCATCTCCTGAACCAGCACCAGAACCAGTAAAGATTGAAGAAGTTGTTGCGGAAAAACCAGCACCAACTCCAAAAATTGCTAAGAAAAAATTTACAATGAGTTGATCTGACCACTTCTCAAACTGTCACATGGGGCACTTGGTTGCCCCTTTTTTGTGTGTATAATATCTTCAGTTAACAAACCCACCTAACTACATCATGCCTCGCAAGTCTTCCGTGAACGACCAACAACTTATTGAAAGCATCAAGGAACTCTATGGTTCTGAAATTACTTCTGGCGACCTCAAAGGTTTCTGTGCCTCTCGCAGTCTCAACTATCAGACTGTGACTCGTCGCCTTGAAGGATACAAGACTGCTCGTGGTCGTTGGAATCTGGAAGTGACCCAAGAACGTGTTGAGGAGATTGAGCGTTCTTATCAAGCTCCTGCTGCCCTTCCTTCTGTGGAACAAAATCTCATTCCTGATAAAGATGATACCTTCGTCAAGTTTGGTAACTTTGGTGATATTAAAAAAATTATTCAGTCCCGTATTTTTTATCCTGCGTTCATTACGGGTCTTTCGGGTAACGGTAAAACGTTCAGTGTTGAGCAAGCGTGTGCTCAACTTAAGCGTGAACTCATCCGTGTGAACATTACGATTGAGACCGATGAAGATGATCTGATTGGTGGTTTCCGCCTGGTGAATGGTGAAACCGTTTGGCACAATGGTCCTGTGGTTGAGGCACTTGAGCGTGGTGCTGTGCTGCTGCTGGATGAGATTGACCTTGCTTCTAACAAGATCCTGTGCCTTCAATCCATTCTGGAAGGTAAAGGTGTTTTCCTGAAAAAAATCGGTCGCTTTGTGAAACCTGCCGCTGGTTTCAACGTCATCGCCACTGCTAACACCAAAGGTAAGGGTTCTGATGATGGACGTTTCATCGGCACCAACGTGCTGAACGAAGCATTCCTTGAGCGTTTCCCTGTGACCTTTGAGCAGTCCTATCCCGCTCCTGCTACTGAGCAGAAGATCCTGGAAGGCATCTCTTTGGATCTTGGTGTGGAAGATCGTGAGTTCTGTAAGCGCCTTGTGGACTGGGCAGACATCATCCGTAAAACCTTCTATGATGGTGGTATTGAAGAAATCATCAGCACCCGCCGTCTGGTTCACATCATCCGTGCCTACAGCATCTTCCAAGATAAGGCAAAGGCAATCCAAGTGTGTGTGAACCGCTTTGATGATGAAACCAAGCAGTCCTTCATGGAACTGTACGACAAAGTGGATGCTGACTTCCAGATGCCTTCTGGTCATACTGAAGCAGAAACCCGTGCGGCGGTTGCCTCTGACGAAGTTTTCTGATATAATTGGGGGAGGTAAATTATGACCCTTTCCCCCTTTATTATGGACGAGCATCCTTATCCTGAAAGTAAATTCACCATGTACATTAGTGGTGATGATATGATTAAACTTGAAAAAACTCCTGTTACTATGAGCGAATCTACGAATCACCTCTGGAAATATAACGAAGACAAAATCCTGAAGGACATTCAGGATTATGTGACTGGGACTTATAATAGTCACTATTGTGGTCACAACGAAGCGTATAAAAACACGCAAACGATTGACCTAATGGCAGCAAAAGACCTTGCCGCTCATTTCTGTCAGGCAAACATCCTGAAGTATGGTAGCCGCTATGGTGATAAAGATGGACGCAATAAGCGTGACCTCCTCAAAGTCATTCACTATGCTATGCTTCTGCTCCACTTCGACGGGCACTATTCCCGTAAAGATAATGGTCTTACTGAATTCCGTTGATTATGAAACTTCAAAACAAAACTATGAAACTCTCTGACAATACCCTCGCTCTTCTCAAGAACTTCGCAGGTATCAATAACTCCATTCTTGTGAAACAGGGTACTCAACTTCGTACTATCTCTGTGGCAAAGAACATTCTTGCTGAAGCAGATATCACTGAAGAGTTTCCTCGTGACTTTGCTATCTATGACCTGAACCAGTTTCTGAATGGTCTTAGTCTTCATCAGGACCCTGACCTGGACTTTACTGAAGAATCATATCTCAGCATCAAAGAAGGTAAGCGTCGGGTGAAGTATTTCTATGCCGATCCTAACGTGATTATCTCACCTCCCGACAAGGCAATCCAACTGCCCTCTGAGGACGTGTGTTTCCAACTGGACAGCACCTCTCTGGAGAAACTGGTCAAGGCAGCAGCAGTGTATCAACTGCCCGACCTGTCTGCCGTTGGTGAGAATGGTGTGATCAAACTGGTGGTTCGTGATAAGAAGAACGATACTTCTAACGAATATGCCATCGTGGTTGGTGAGACCGATGCTGAATTCACTTTTAACTTTAAGGTGGAAAACATCAAGATTATCCCTGGTGCCTATGACGTTGTGGTGTCTTCTAAACTTTTGTCTCAGTTCACGAATACCAAGTATAACCTGAAGTATTATATTGCTCTGGAACCCGATTCTACTTTTGGATGAACATCTTCGTAACATCACCCTGGCCTGCTGAAAGTGCCTTATGTCTCCCTGACAAACACATCGTCAAGATGCCTCTGGAATGCTGCCAAATGCTTTCCATTGTGGCATCTGAAAAATGGGGTCATAACTACGGCACTTTGCCTAAAACTGATGGCACTCCCTATCGAACTGAAAAGGGTGCGTTTCGTAATCATCCCTGTACCAAATGGGCAATGGATAGTATCCACAATGCCTATTGGTTGATTAAGTGGGGAATGAACTTGTGCGATGAGTATGCCTTACGCTATAATAAAACTCACTCCTGTTACAAGACACTTGTAGATGCTTATTATCTTTTCCCAAAAGGAAAGATTACAGAAGTAACTCCATTTGCTCGGGCAATGCCTGAAGAATGGAAATTTGATGATAGCATTGATACCTTTACCGCTTATAAAAGGTATATTGCTTCAAAACCTTGGGTGGCGGATAATTATCTCCGTATGCCTGAGCGTAAACCTGATTGGATTTGACTATGAACAGTGATTTTATTTGGGTTGAGAAGTATCGACCCAAGACTATTGAAGATTGTATTCTTCCAGAGTCTACTAAGACTATGTTTCGGGAGTTTCTAAATAAAGGTGAAATTCCAAATATGCTTCTTGCTGGTCCTCCTGGTATCGGCAAAACTACAGTCGCAAAAGCACTCTGTAATGAATTGGGGGTAGATGTTTATGTCATCAATGGATCCGACGAAGGTAGATTCCTCGATACTGTCCGAAACAATGCGAAGAACTTCGCTTCCACCGTATCGCTTTCGTCAGATGCTAAACACAAAGTCGTCATCATTGATGAGGCAGATAACACAGGGAACGACGTACAACTCCTCCTACGGGCGTTTATTGAGGAATTTGCTGGTAACTGCCGATTCATCTTCACCTGTAACTACAAAAACAAAATCATCGAACCCCTCCACTCCCGATGTGCCGTCATCGACTTCTCCATCAAAGGGAAAGAAAAAACCGCATTGGCAGGATCCTTCTTCAAGCGTCTACAAAACATCTTGGATGCGGAAGGCGTCGAATTCGATCAAAGAGTACTTGCAGAGCTTATCAACAAGCACTTCCCCGATTGGCGACGAGTCCTCAATGAATGTCAAAGATATTCGGTCGGGGGAAAAATTGATTCTGGGATTCTTGCTGCTTTCTCTGACATCGCTGTAAATGATCTCCTTCAAAACCTTAAAGAAAAGAACTTCCCTGAAGTTCGGAAGTGGGTGGTTTCTAATATGGACAATGATACTACTGTATTGTTGCGCCGTATTTACGATGCTCTTTATAGCGCCCTTGAAAACAATAGTATTCCTGCTGCTGTGCTTGTGCTTGCTAAGTATCAGTATCAAAGTGCGTTTGTAGCAGACCAAGAAATCAATATGCTTGCCTGTCTAACTGAGATTATGGTGGAGTGTGAGTTCCGATGAAAAACAAGAAACTTAAAGCACTGATACAAAAACCCCTAAGGTTTCATCATCAGGACATCCATGAAGAACTTGATGAACTTAAGAAGCAACATCAGGTTAAGTCCAAATGGTATTACATTTTCTGGGGTGCCTGTGCCGTTGCCGTAGTTGGTGGGCAGATTTACGTTGGGTCTGGATATCGTGAGATGGCAGAAGCAACTAAAAATACTCAAATCGTTGTGAGGTGTGTAAATGGGTCTGCTGAAAATTGATAAGGCATCTCTTTATGAGGTTCCCGTGAAGACAACTCCTGAGAATGTAAAAGAAGCAAATGAAGGTTTGTTTCGTGCTAAAATGACCATTCCTGCTGCCGCAAAGCATTGTGGTATGACGCAGAAAGAAATGAAACTCACTTTTAGAGAATATTTGAAGTATCATCCAGCAGATTATGAAATCCCTAAAAACACCCCTTAGATATCCTGGCGGCAAGTCCCGTGCTTGCGTCAAGATGGATCCCTATTTTCCAGATCTTCTCAACTATGATGAGTTTCGTGAACCATTTCTTGGTGGTGGAAGTGTTGCGATTCATATCACTAAGAAATATCCTAGCCTAGATATTTGGGTGAACGATCTTTATGAACCTCTTGTCAACTTCTGGCAACAACTCCAGATGTTTGGTCCCGATCTGAAGGATAAACTGGTAAACCTTAAATCAAAGCACAATAATCCAGCATCCGCAAAAGAACTTTTCCTCGCAAGTAAGGAGAAAATCAATGACCAAAGTTTGCCCAGTCTTGATCGTGCTGTGGCTTTCTATATTGTCAATAAGTGTTCTTTCAGTGGTCTCACAGAGAGCTCTTCATTTTCTCCACAAGCCTCCAACGCCAACTTCTCAATGCGTGGGATCGAAAAACTGCCTGCGTATTCTAAACTGATTGAGCATTGGCGTATAACTAATTACTCGTATGATTATCTGATGGATGGAAACAAGGGTGCTTTTATGTATCTCGATCCTCCTTATGACATTAAGGATAATCTCTATGGGCGTAAGGGATCAATGCACAAAGGATTTGATCACGATAAGTTTGCTGCTGACTGCGATGCTAACGATATGGACCAGTTGGTAAGTTATAACTCTGATCAACTTGTAAAAGACCGCTTTAAGAACTGGAACGCTGCTGAGTTTGATTTGACTTATACGATGCGTTCGGTTGGTGAATATATGCGTGAGCAAAAGAAACGTAAAGAACTGCTGCTTTTTAATTATGGAATTGAAGGACTGGTTAAATTCGATTAATCAAACGAAGAATCATCTGATTGACGAAGATCCCTCACTTGAGAAAGAATATGCTCCTTATATTATCAATCGTTGTCTATCAGGTCATCTTGATTGCGTTTTGTTTGCGAATGAAATGAATCGTTATCATTTTCTTCCAAAGAAACTCCAGTATGACTTTTTTATAAATAGTCTGAGGAAAAAGAAGAGATTTTCTCCCTGGCTCCGAAAAGATACAATCAAAGATCTTGATTATGTTAAACGTTACTATGGTTATAGTAATGAGAAGGCAAAACAAGCTTTGAGGATTCTTACTAAAGAACAACTTACTTTTATTAAATCGAAATTTGAAACTGGAGGATCAAAATGAGTGTCGTTCAAGAACCTGAAGTGAAGTGGACGCCCGACCAAATGGTAGAAGTGATTCTCAATGAACCTGATGACTTTCTTAAGGTTCGTGAGACTTTGACCCGTATCGGAGTTGCTTCAAGAAAAGAAAAGAAAATCTATCAGTCTTGCCATATTCTACACAAGCAAGGTAGATATTACCTCGTTCACTTTAAGGAACTGTTTGCCCTGGATGGTAAACACGCAAACCTGACCGTGAATGATGTTCAGCGTCGCAATCGTATCGCACAACTTCTTGCTGATTGGGGTCTGATTGATATCGTAGATGTTAGCAAGATTCAAGATATTGCCCCTCTGAACCAAATCAAAGTTCTTGCTTATAAGGATAAGGGCGATTGGATTTTGGAAACCAAGTATAATATTGGTGCAAAGAAGAAAAAGGTAGAGGATGCCGAATGATAAAGTGGGGGGTTCAACACTCCCCCTTTTATTAACTATACCTATATAATAGTAAGGACGCCTTCGGGGTCCACAAAACACAAACTCGCTTTTAAAGGAGCTACCATAATGACCAGTATTACAAGGTATACTGCTGCGGATCTTCCTGCTCTGATGGAAAAGATCAATAAGTACAGTATTGGAATGGATGAATATTTTGATCGTCTATTCCATCTTCATGAAACTACTTCTAACTATCCTCCATACAATCTTGTTCAAGTCAGTAATGTGGAATCACGACTAGAACTTGCTCTTGCTGGATTCAAAAAGAAAGAAGTCTATGTCTACACACAGGACGGTAAACTCTTTGTTGAAGGTCAAAAAGAGGATAAAGAAACTGATACCAGGTATGTACACAAGGGTTTGGCTCAACGGAGTTTTACACGAGCCTGGACACTCTCTGATGATACGGAAGTTAGATCAGTTGATTTTGAGGATGGGCTTTTGACAGTTACTCTTGGTAGGATTGTCCCTGAACATCATAAGAGGAAGGACTATCTCTAAATAAAATAAAAAACAAAATGAAAACCTTCCAGCAATTCATTGAAGAATCTAAGATGAATCCTATCAAGGTTATTAATTACCCAATGGCAAAACCAAACTTAGGATTGTCAAAAGGTAAAGCATTTGCCAAGAGATCCTCTTCAAGTGCTGGTGGCGGTGGTAATGGTAACGGTAGTGAATAAATAACTCTGAATATCGTCGGCGCTATGCCACGGGAGGCAACTGGCAAAATCCAGTTGACGCCTCCCCTTTTTATTGGTATAATGATTAGAGGAATGATCTAAACAATGTCAATCAAAGTAATTTTGTTAAGGTCTGGTGATCAGATCATTACTGATGTTAAAGAAGTAATCTCTGAAGATAAACCGGTAGCATATCTTTTCACAAATCCACAGAAAGTAACAATTAATAAACCTTTTTTGATTTCTGAACAAGAGAATGAAAGGTCTTATGAAATCACTTTTTCTCAGTGGATGCTGTTATCTGCTGACAAAGAGATAGCAGTTCCGACTAATTATGTGGTTACAATTGTAGAACCACTAGATAGTATTAAAGAAATGTATTTGGAGAAAATTAATGGAACAAATAGTGAAGTGTCTTCTACTAAAGAATGACATAGTTTTAATATCTGAAATTGTAGAAATTGGTTCTGAACTTGGAGAACCAGACTGTAAACTTACCAAACCTTTTAAATTAGTTGAACAATCCGATTCCTTTACTTTAGAACCCTGGATTACTTTTAGTTTACAGGTTGAGTTTATGATTCATTCTGATAGTATACTTACTATAGTAGATCCTACTCCCGATCTTCTTTCCAAATATTTTGAAATGATTGCCTAATGAGATTTTATACAAACGTCCAGATGGTCGGGGACCACTTCTTGGTTCGTGGTTATGAAGATGGAAAACACTTCATGACCCGTGAGAAGTTTAACCCGACTCTTTTTGTCCCTGCCAATAAAAAAACTAAATATCAAACTTTGAATGGGGAATATGTTGAATCAGTTCAACCTGGTTCTATTCGTGACTGTCGTGAATTTATCAAAAGATATGAGGGCGTAGAAAACTTTAAAATTTATGGGAATACTGGATACATCTATCAATATATTTCTGAGATGTATCCAGAAGAAGAATTGAAGTTTGATATTAGTAAGATCAAAGTTACGACTCTTGATATTGAGGTTGCTTCAGAGAATGGATTTCCTGATGTAGAATCTGCTGCCGAAGAAGTTCTTCTTATCACCATTCAGGATTATTCTTCCAAGAAAATTCGCACCTGGGGGCAAGGTCCTTTCAAGAATCAGCAGAAGAATGTTGAGTATCGCTCTTTTTCAAGTGAATACGATCTTCTCAATGATTTCATCAACTGGTGGATGATTGAGGAAAATACTCCAGAAGTTGTGACTGGTTGGAACATTGAACTATACGATATTCCATACCTTGTACGTCGCCTGGATCGTGTTCTGGGTGAGAAACTGATGAAGCGTATGTCTCCCTGGGGTCTTGTGACTGAAGATGAGATTTACATTGCTGGTCGTAAGCACATTTCATACGATGTGGGTGGTGTTACTCAACTTGACTATCTGAATCTTTATAAGAAGTTTACTTATAAGGCACAGGAGTCATATCGTCTTGATTACATTGCCTCTGTAGAACTTGGACAGAAAAAACTGGATCACTCTGAGTTTGATACCTTCAAAGACTTCTATACCAAAGGTTGGCAGAAGTTTGTAGAATATAACATCATTGACGTGGAACTTGTTGACCGTATGGAAGACAAGATGAAACTGATTGAACTTGCGATCACGATGGCATATGACGCTAAGGCAAATTATGCTGATGTCTTTTCACAAGTTCGGATGTGGGATACGATTATCTACAACTATCTGAAAAAGAGGAACATTGTCATTCCCCCTAAAGAACGTTCCGATAAGGATTCCAAGTATGCTGGTGCTTATGTGAAGGAACCCATTCCTGGTAAGTATGACTGGGTGGTGAGTTTTGACCTTAATTCTCTTTATCCTCACCTTATTATGCAGTACAACATCTCACCAGAAACTCTTCTAGATGAGAGACACCCAACTGTAACTGTTGATAAGATTCTGAACCAGGACATTACATTTGAACTTTATAAGGACAAGGCAGTATGTGCGAACGGAGCAATGTTCCGTAAAGATGTGCGTGGGTTCTTGCCTGAACTGATGGAGAAGATCTACCAGGACCGCACTATCTACAAAAAGAAAATGCTTGCGGCAAAACAGGAGTATGAAAAGAAAAAGACAAAAGAACTGGAAAAAGAGATTGCTCGCTGTAACAACATCCAAATGGCGAGGAAGATTCAACTTAACTCTGCTTATGGTGCTATCGGCAATCAGTATTTCCGTTATTACAAACTAGCAAATGCTGAGGCAATCACCTTGTCTGGTCAGGTATCGATCCGCTGGATTGAGAACAAGATGAATGCCTATCTAAACAAGATTCTCAAAACAAGCGAGGTTGATTATGTTATTGCTTCAGATACTGATTCTATTTACCTTAATATGGGTCCTCTGGTTGAAACTGTATACAAGGGAAGAGAGAAAACTACTGAAGGCGTTGTCACGTTCCTTGATAAGATCTGTAAGGTGGAACTTGAAAAGTATATTGAAGGTTGCTACCAAGAACTGGCTGACTATGTAAATGCTTATGATCAGAAGATGCAGATGAAGCGTGAGAACATTGCTGAGCGTGGAATCTGGACTGCTAAGAAGCGTTACATTCTCAACGTGTGGGATAGTGAAGGTGTCCGCTATGAAGAACCCAAACTAAAAATGATGGGTATTGAAGCGGTCAAGTCATCAACTCCTGCTCCTTGTCGCAAGATGATTAAAGATGGACTCAAATTGATGATGAGTGGAACTGAGGATGATGTGATTGAGTTTATTGATCAATGCCGCAGTGAATTTAAAAAACTTCCACCAGAACAGATTGCTTTTCCTAGAACTGCTTCTGATGTTCGTAAATATCATTCATCGTCAAGCATTTACGCCCATAAAACCCCAATTCATATTCGTGGAGCACTTCTTTTTAATCATTATATAAAAGAGAAAAAATTGACCAATAAGTATTCTCTGATTGCTAATGGTGAAAAGGTCAAGTATATTTTCTTAAAGAAACCAAATATAATTCAGGAAAATGTCATCTCGTTCATCCAAGATTTTCCAAAGGAACTTGGTCTTGACAAATACATTGACTATGAACTACAATTTGAAAAGAGTTTTGTAGACCCACTGAAATCTATCCTTGATGCGATTGGATGGAATGTGGAAAAAACTGTAAACCTTGAACTATTTTTTACCTAATGGATCTACCTATTAACGATCAAGAACTGAATACTATTGTAAGTGCTATGGCTTTGGGTGGAGATACGGCACTATACCAAAAACTTAAATTGGTAAAAGAACTTAGAGAACAGGGTTTACCTTATAAAAAAATCTTACGTGAAGAATATGGGATGGTGGCGTGATGGACTTTCTTAAAGAAATTGTAAAAGAAGTTGGTGGTGAGTATACACAACTTGCCGCAGATATTGATGAGACTGAAAAGTATGTTGACACGGGTTCGTACATTTTTAACGCACTGGTTTCAGGTAGCATATTTGGCGGTGTATCTGGGAATAAGATTACTGCTATTGCTGGAGAGTCTTCTACTGGAAAAACTTTCTTCTCTCTCGCTGTGGTTAAGAATTTTCTTGATAATAACCCCGATGGTTATTGTCTCTATTTTGATACTGAGGCTGCCATTACAAAGTCTCTCTTGGAATCACGGGGCATCGACACATCTCGTCTTGTCGTGGTTAATGTTGTCACAGTAGAAGAGTTTCGTGGAAAAGCACTTAAAGCAGTGGATATTTACTTAAAAAAACCTATAGATGAACGCAAACCTTGTATGTTTGTGTTAGACTCTCTGGGTATGCTTTCAACTGAGAAAGAGATTACTGACGCACTGAATGACAAACAAGTTCGTGACATGACTAAATCCCAACTGGTAAAAGGTGCATTCCGTATGCTCACTCTCAAGTTGGGGCAGGCAAATATTCCTATGATTGTAACTAACCACACCTACGATGTTATTGGCGCTTACGTTCCTACAAAAGAAATGGGTGGTGGTAGTGGTCTTAAGTATGCCGCTTCTACTATTATCTATCTCAGCAAGTCGAAAGAGAAAGATGGAAAAGAAGTTATTGGAAACATTATCAAGGCAAAGACTGCTAAGTCACGTTTGAGTAAGGAGAACCAACAAGTTGAAGTCCGTTTATTTTATGATGAGCGTGGTCTTGATCGCTATTATGGTCTTCTGGAACTCGGGGAACTCGCTGGACTCTGGAAGAATACTGCGGGGCGTTATGAGATCAATGGTAAAAAACTTTATGCGAAAGAGATCTTAAAAAACCCAGATCAATATTTTACCGAAGAAGTAATGCAGCAACTTGATGCTGCCGCAAAACAACAATTCTCTTATGGAACGAATTGAGACAACTATTCTCAGAAACTTAGTATTTAATGAAGACTATTCACGAAAGGTCATACCTTTCATTCAACCAGATTATTTTGAGCAAAAGACCGAGAAGGTCATTTTTGAAGAGATTGTCCAGTTCATTGTTAAGTATGGTTCAGCAATTACAATTGAAGCACTTAATATTGAAGTAGAGAATCGCACTGATTTAACTGAAGAACAAATTAAAGAAGTTAGGGAAATTAATAATTCTTTAAATGATTTTCCTGTAGATAAACAGTGGTTGCTTGACACAACTGAGAAGTGGTGTCGTGATCGTGCTATTTACTTAGCACTGATGGAATCAATTCATATTGCTGATGGTAATGATGACAAGAAGAATCGGGATGCTATTCCGACCATTCTTTCTGATGCTCTTGCGGTAAGTTTTGATAATAATATCGGTCACGATTATCTCCAGAACTATGAGGAGCGATATGAGTTTTACCACCGTAAGGAAGATAAAATCGAGTTTGATTTGGAATATTTCAACAAAATCACGAAAGGTGGTCTTCCTAATAAGACTCTCAACATTGCTCTCGCTGGAACGGGTGTTGGGAAATCACTGTTTATGTGTCATCTGGCTAGCTCCGTCTTGCTACAGGGCAGGTCCGTACTCTATATCACTCTTGAAATGGCGGAAGAGCGAATTGCAGAAAGAATTGATGCGAACCTTCTCAATGTACCGATTCAGCAACTGGTTGATCTTCCACGCCAGATGTTTGAAAACAAAGTTACAAATATCTCAAAGAAGACACAAGGAACCCTTATAATTAAGGAGTATCCAACTGCCTCTGCCCATAGTGGACACTTTAAGGCACTGCTTAATGAACTTTCACTTAAGAAGTCATTTAGACCTGATATTATTTTCATTGATTACCTTAATATATGTGCTTCCAGCAGGTATAAGTCAAACCTTTCTGTCAATTCATATTCATATATCAAGGCAATTGCTGAAGAACTTAGGGGGCTCGCAGTGGAGTTTAATGTCCCAATTGTCTCCGCTACTCAGACCACCCGTTCAGGTTATGGTAATTCTGATGTTGAACTTACTGATACTTCAGAGTCCTTTGGTTTGCCTGCTACTGCTGATCTTATGTTTGCCCTTATTAGCACTGAAGAGCTTGAGCAGTTGGGACAGATTATGGTAAAACAATTGAAGAACCGATACAATGACCCCACTATCTACAAGCGTTTCATTGTAGGTATTGACCGTGCTAAAATGAGACTATATGATTGTGAACAGTCTGCTCAGAAAGACATACTTGACTCTGGACAAGATGACGAGTATAATGATGAGGACAAGAAATCTAAAAAGTCGTTTGAAGGATTCAAATTTTAATGAACCCATCTATGAAAAATTTTCAATCTGAAAGCACTGCTTCTGGCGGTCTTTTTGAAGATATTGTAGAAGAAAATCTTGTCATAAACGGTTATACAATTATTTCTACCAATACAAAAATTGATGGAATTGGTGTAAACGTTGATGTTATAGCAGAAAAAAATGGTGTAGTAGAGTACATTGAAGATAAAGGAGGTAGACCTGGTAAAGGAAAACGTCCTGGCGCTCAACGTACAGATAATGTAAAAAAAGCTATTTGTAATGGAGCACTTTTAAAATTTAAAAATCCGAGTGCTCGTTACGTTATTTACTTTTCTGCTAAACCAAAAGAAGGAAACTCTTCAGATGAAATGATTAAAACAGCAATCGCTGCTGGATTTGTTGATGAAGTTCGCTATTTAAATTACAAATAAAGGATTATAAAATGGAAACCGCTAGACACGTTAATTTTGATAAGTACGCAGAGTTTGTGGATGCTGTAACTTCAGATGCATCCAAAGACTTTCTCTCTCTTTCAGATCGTCTTGTCGCACTTGATGAGAAAGGTGCTAATATTGAGCGACTCTTGACTGCCGCTGTTGGTATCAATGCTGAAGGTGGTGAGTTTATGGAAATCGTCAAGAAGATGATCTTTCAAGGTAAACCCTTCAATGAAGATAATCGTGAACACATGATTATTGAACTGGGTGATATTATGTGGTATGTTGCTCAAGCATGTATGGCACTTGAAGTGACCCTTGATGATGTTGTTGCCCGCAACGTACAAAAACTTCTTAAGCGTTATCCTGAAGGTGCGTTTGATGTTTATTTCTCTGAAAACCGTGCTGCTGACGACCGATGACTAAACAAAAACAAGTGACAATTAAAATGGACGTTCGATCTGCTGCCGCAGTTCGTCAAGTTCTATTTGATGCCCAAAAAGGATATGGTCTTGAACATACCCCCGAGCGCATCGTTGACATCCGTTCGGTAATTCAAGACATTGACGATAATATTGGATCTGTATTAGGAGTCTGATGAAAGTCCATAAGTTCGCACCAGTAACAGTATTTGAAACGGAAATTCCTGGATATGGTAATCTTCTAAAAGATCTATATCGTGGACATTCATTTAATGATGAAACTGGAATGATTACTGGTGAACTTAATGGAAAAGTTCTCGTACATAAAGATCCTGCTTTTGCCTCTTTTTTTAAAGAGATAAAATCAAAAGTCAAAGATTATCTTAATGTTTTTGATTTTCAACATGAACTGTATGATCTAAACATTGTCAAGAGTTGGTACACTGTTTGTGGAACTCAATTCAATGTTCCCAAACATTATCATTCTTGTTCTCATATTAGTTTTGTTTATTATATTGATGTAAAAGACAATGATCCTTTGTTGTTCTCTATTGAAAATAAAAATGAATGGTTTGGTGATGCGTTTTATTTTGTAAATAATCGCCACGAACTTAATGGTTTAAATTATGCGGTTCAACCAAAAAATGAAAGTCTTTTAATTTTCCCTGGAAGTCTTAGACATTTTACAGCAGCAAAAAGAAATTATAAACGAATGTCAATTGCTGGTGATATCCTCTTGACACTTAAAGAAAATATGTTAGACTTTGAATCTGGATTACTTCCAACTAAATATTGGACTTAGTTGGGGAATTAGCTCACTTGGTAGAGCGCCTGCTTTGCACGCAGGAGGTAAGGGGTTCGACTCCCCTATTCTCCATTCGCTATTCGCAAATAGCGAATACTGCCCAAGTGGTGAAATTGGTATACACGCATGACTTAGGATCATGTGCTTCGGCGTGGAGGTTCGAGTCCTCTCTTGGGCATTTCTAAATAGAATATAAGATATTAAAATACAAAAAGTAGAGATGATAGAACCAAAATCCTTTAAAGATTTGATGATGATTTTGGAAGAAAAGAAGGGTCGTGGTGGTCCAGACTATAACTACGAAGTTGCTCTTGTCAATCTTTATAATCATTTAATCAAAGCTAACGATAAAGGCAATGTTAGAGGTAAATTGCTTCGTGGTGCGGTCAGTCGTGGAGATATGGATACTGTAACTGATATTCTTTCTGATGAATTAAACAAAGCAAAAACTGATCCAAAACATCCACTTCATTTTAATAATGCTGACAATGAAGGATTTACTGGTAAGGCAGGAAAGACAGAGGAGCATAAAGACGCATATTATAAAGCACTTGAAGATCAGGCATATACCTTTCTAAATGATGCTCAAAGTAGAGTCGGTAAAAATCTTATATCTCAAGGATATACTGTAAAGAGGCAGGGTGCCGAACAGGCTCCACTATCCAAGACAGGTCAGAAAGCATACGGTAAAAAAACTGATACATCTAAGCCTGATATTGTATTCCAACATCCAACAAGACCTGAGAGAGTTAATTATGTGAGTTTGAAGAAAGCATCTGGTGCTGTATCAGCATCTTCTGGTGCAGAAGAAACCGCAGGAAATTACACTGTAGGAATGAAGGCAGCTTTAAACCTTGCCCTTAAGAGTGGAAGAATCACCAAGGATCAAAAGACAGAATTAGAAAAGCAAGCAGGGGAGAAAATTACTCAACTTCGTGATGTGATGTCCAGTAGTAAGGGAATGAGCAAGGAACAACAAAAAGATCTTCTTCCCAAGATAGACAGTATCCGTAGTGAAATTGAAAAGATGGTTGCCGGAACTGAAAGGGAAACCGGAAAAGAGCAGTTGAGTGGTAAGGGTAAATATCAGCAAGGTGTTCATAGTTTCTTGTCTACTGGCCCTGGTGGTGGAAGAAAGCAAAAACCAGAGGAAGTTTCTGGACCTCATCAGAGAGCAAGACTTGGTAAAGGAACATCTAAAACTGCAGCAGGACCTGTTCAGAGACCAGTGACAATGACTGGTGACATTAAGAAACCTATTACTGGTCAACCATCATCGTTTAGTCAACAAGAACCCACACAACAATCTCTACAACGCAGAGAACAAATACCTCAATTAGCACAAAGTATAGCAGCAAGAAGAGGGTTTGAAGTTCCAAAAGGAATCAGATTACAACACATTGGGAACTTTATCAGAAATCAAGCTGCTCAACAAGCAAGACTTCAGCAGATGAGAGGAGCACAACCTGCTGCTCAACAACCACAAACTAGAGAACCTTCTAGACCAGAACCTCAACAATCACAACAGCAAAGACCTCAACCCACCCAACAGCAACAACCAGCACAAACTCAACCGAAGAAAAAACCTCAAGGTCAACAACCCCAGATGTGAAAATAAATATCTAAAACGACATGTAAAAGATGGCACTTCCTGCTGCAGAAATAATTAATGAAACGATGTGGGTTGTTTATTATGCCATCTCAAAAAAATCTCCAAAATTTGTTGTGAATGGAATAGAAGTGAATGAAAATTTTTGGGTAAATGCTTTTTCATCTAAAGATAAATTATCTGGATCTTTAAAGGCACTAGGTATTTCATCTGACCTTGCTAATTTATCTTATGAAGTTAAAAATATTGATTCAAAGATGACGGAAAAGGATGCTACATCTTACTTTGTAAAAAATAAATGGCATGAGGCACTTAAGTCCCAAATTTCAAAGTTTGTTTCTAATCCAAAATTTTCTTTTATATCTGGACTTAAAATTGTCAGACAATCTGATTTTTATGATGAAAGTGGGTTAAGTGATTTTCTCAAAAAAGTTTGGAACATATTTAAATTTTCTGGAACTTTTGATAGATGGAATCCTGCTGATGTTTGGTTTTATAGTTCAAATTCAATTAAAGACATCAAAGACTATCTTAAAGTTTGCTCTGTTTATAAACCAGAAATAAAATCTCTTCCACCAAGAGTTCAAAAGAATCTTGCTCTTGAAGACATTATTGGATTAAATAAATTATTTGTCAAATTATTTGATGAAAAAAAATTGGTTCCAATTTCATTAAAAAAATCTACTTTATATAAAGCGGAATATTCTTTTAGAATTGGACTTGTCAATGTTCCTCAAAATGATCTTGGAAGACCAGCACCACCGAAGGTGACTAAAAAACAAATGCCAATTAAACAAAGTGGATCGTCAGCAATCGTTGGTGGCGCCGCAGGATCTGGTGGAATAAACTTGAAGTATGATATTGAAATAGATCAAGTTGAATATGATATGAAAGGTAGAAAGAAGTATGTTAGAGAATATGATTATATTGGATATAATGAAAAAGGAAAAACTTTAGGAGTAAAAAAAGAAAGACAATTTGAATCTGCTCAAGGCGGATCTCTAGGAATGGATCTAGCAGAGAAGGTATTATATACTGCTTCTGGTAGCAGAGCGATTAAACAAGTCAGAGATCGTATTTTTGACCAGTCATTATCACCTGATATTTTGAGTAAAGGTAAAATGATTGGTAAAGATTATCAAGATAAACTTGCTAATGCATTTGATTATATTAGTGAGATGGCAAGAGAATTGGATCCATCTATAAAAAACGCAAAAATAAAATTTGCTGTTGCCGAATCAAATAATAAATCTTTTGTAAAGGATAAGAACGTATTAGAAGAAATACAGAATAAACTTGAGATTGCTATGTCAATTGATAAGTCTAATATGTCCGATGAATTGATTTTGGATTTATGGTCTGCTATTACAAGTAAGGGAATTACTAATAGAAAAGATTATGAAAAGTTGGTTGAAAGAATTGGTAAAGGCAAATTAGAAAAGTCTAGAAAAAAAGGACAAAAACAATTAAGTCAGCAAGAAGCAGATCTTCAAGCAAAACAGGCATTATCTGCTACAATAGTTGGAGACAAAACAAAAATTCCTGGATCTTTTCACGTTAAACTTTATTGATTATGAATCCCCAAATATTAGAATTGATTCAGTCATTTGAAACTGATGCCGTTACACCTAGAAAAAAGTATAATGATTTTCTCGCCCATGTTTACTATGTGTTTGACAAAAGGATTTCATTGTGTAAGGCAAACGCAGCGATGAATAAATATAAAAAGATGAGGATGAGTATTTTGCGATACATAGTCGCAAACGAAAGAGCAATAACGACTGAAATCTGTAAAAATAAGTAATGAAGAATTTTTTCCAATTTTTATCTGAGGCATCTGCTTCACTTGCCGTCCAACAAGCCCAACGTATGGGACTTGTTGGAGATGGTCATGGTGGGTGGTATGATAAAAGAACTGGGGAGTTTGTTGCCAAAACTGAAAAGGGGCAATTAAAGTTTTATAATAAGCGCCAGAGAATTGGTCAACAGGATCCACGTCAGTCGGATAAAGAAAAAAGATTATCTCAAACAACGACAGAACCAGCACCTCAACAAGAACCACAGGCACAACAACCAACAGAAATGGTTCCGCCCGAAGTTGAAAAGACAAAAGGAACTCTAACGATTGCTTTTGGTCGTTTCAATCCACCTACAACTGGGCACGAAAAACTGTTAGATACTGTAGCAACATCTTCTGACGATGGTGACTATATTATTGTACCTTCACGCAGTCAGGATAAGAAAAAGAATCCATTAGATCCTGATACTAAAGTCTCCGTAATGAGACAGATGTTTCCAAAGCATAGTGAAAAGATTGTTAATGATCCAACAAACCGCACCATCTTTGATGTGCTTAAGAGAGCTCATATGGATGGATATACTAATGTAAGAATTATTGGTGGTGCTGATAGAGTAAAAGAGTTTGAAAATCTCTCTGGAAATTATAATGGCAAACTCTATCAGTTTGATAATATTGAGGTTCGTTCAGCTGGCGAAAGAGATCCTGATGCTGAAGATAATGTAACAGGGATGTCAGCATCAAAGCAAAGAAAAGCAGCAGCAGAAGGAGATTTCAAAACATTCCGTAAGGGTGTTCCTGCTTCAATGAATGATAAACAGGCAAAAGAACTTTATAATACTCTTCGTTCTGCAATGAATATCAAAGAGGGGTGGACTCTTTGGGAAATTGCTCCTAAGTTTGATTGGTTAAATCTCCGTGAAAATTATATTCAAGAAAAGATTTATAAGATTGGTCAACTCGTAGAAAATCTTAACACTGGATTAGTTGGCAAAATTATTCGTCGTGGAACTAATTATTTGATCTGTGTTACTGAAGACAATATTATGTTTAAGTCCTGGATCAAAGATGTTGTAGAAACTAAAAATTATCAAGAAGTTCCAATGAAGAATCTTAAAAAACTTGTAGAGGAATCTTCTAATAAAAGTCAAATCACCAAAATTAAAAGGTTCACTGATGAGTCTGGAGTTCCAGCAAATCAAAGGGAAGTTGGCACGGACGCCTTTAGAGAATATGCGATGAGAATGACAAATACTGCTTATATAAAGAATTTCATAAATAGATACAGGAAAAAGTAGCAATTAAATCTTTTAAATGGAAAAACCTACAGGATCTCCTGCTTCTGGAGCAAAAGAGAAAATTGAAAAGCAGGCAAGACAACTAGCTTATGACACTCGTTATAAGGTAAGGCAGTCATTGAATAAGGGTACGAAGATGAACCCTGCTCAAGTTTCCAAAGCATATATGGCACAACTTGCCAAATCTAGTGCTGCTCCAGCGGTCAAGGCAAGAGCAAAGCAAATGCTTCTTGGTGAAGATTTAGTTGATACAAAGAGACTGGCAACTGATACTGTCGTTTCTGCTCTTTATAAAGTTTTTGTTGAAGGTGTTCAGGAAGAAGTTGTTGTTGAGGAGAATGAGTATCTTCAACAACTCAATGAGATGGAAGAGAAGAAGTATAAAATTAGAGTTACCGACAAGAAGACTGGTAATACTTATGTAAGAATGGCAACTCGTGCCAAGATTGCTGAACTTCGTGCAAATCCAAATATTTCATCTGTTGAGATGACTCAGTATGGTGATGTCTCAAAGAGTGAGAAACTCAAAGGCGCAGCAACCGCAAAAGCAAAATCTGGTAAGGGTCTAGATCCTGTAGGTCAAGAAGATTCTGATGTTAATAATGATGGTAAAGTTGATAAAACTGATAAGTATCTTAAAAATCGTCGCAACGCAATTGGTAAAGCGATGGCGACTCGTAAAGAAGATTACAACTGGCAAGACGGTTTTGCTGAACTGATTGAAAAGAAAAAAGAAGAGGAAGGTGAGAAAAAAATCACCGGTGAAGGAGTCAATAATACCAAACTGATTAAAGTTTTTCCAGATGAGAACTCCGGAATCAAAGAGCAAGTAAGACCTGAACAGCAAATGAATTCGGGTCAACAGAAACCTCAACAAAATGTATCTGCTATTAATCAAGTATTAACCGCAAAACAGAGAGCAGATGTTGCCCAAAGAGAATTGGCAATGAAGCAAAAAATGGCTGCTCAAAAAGGAGTTAATTTAACTTCTTTATCAGCGTCCTATGAGCCAGAAGGTGATCAAATTGATGAAAAGATCACTGCTAAAACTGATATGGGAATGGCAATCAAAGATTTCTATGCTTCTAAGTCACCTCAGTTAGCAGGTAGAACCAAAGAAGAAAGAAGAAAGGCTGCGATTGCTGCTGTATTGACTGCTCGCCGTGGCGGTAAGAAACTTGGTGAAGAGTGTGAGTGTGAAGATGAAAAAGCGCCAAAAATGAAAAAGACTGAGAACGGTGCGGAAGATCCAAGATCAATCCCAACTAAAATTAATCTTGTAAAAAATAAAATGAGAGCAATGGGCGTGAAAAATCCAATTGTAATGGTTGCCTCTGAAGAACTCGTTTCAGAAGAAGATTATGATAAAATGAAGGATACTCACCTACAAAGAGGTGGTATGGGAATTCGTGCTTCGCAATCTCCTGCTAAAACTGGAACATCCAAACCAGTTGATCCAAAGAAGTATGCTGAAACCAGTAAAAAAGCAATGGATCTTGTAAGGCAATCAATTATTGCTAAGCACGGAAAAGGATCTTTAATGTGATCTGTTTCTAAATAGGACAGGATACTCTTCACACGGAGGTTATTATGTCCGCAGTAGTCGCATGGTGTCTTGCTAATCAGGCTCTAATCGCAACTGTACTTTTTGCAGTTTCGGAAGCATTGGGAGCAAACCCAAAGGTCAAATCAAACGGTATTCTTTCACTCATTCTTTTACAAGTTCAAGGACAACTGAAAGCAAAGGGTGCTAAGGATCTCACTCCTGGAGAGTGAATAATCAAGGAGACCAAATATAAGGTCTCCTTTTTTTATAAATATCTGTATACAAAGAATTTATAGGTAGGGAAACATGGCTCTTTGGGGCAATAAAGATTCTTTAAGCAATCTCACTGGAACTATAACAATTAATCTTGGTACTGAAGTTGTACTTGGAAGTGGCACAACTTTTGTAACTGCTGGTATCTCAACGGGCGATATCCTAGTCGTTGGCGCTGGAGCAACCTATGGTCAGGCAGTGATCACTGGAATTACCTCTGCCACTCAACTTTCAATCGGATCTACGCAGTTCTTGATTCCTCATCCAACACTCAACACGATTGCTGGTGCTGCATATACCGTAACTCAAAAACCAAAGTATACTCTTGAGGATGGTCAATACTTTGCTCCTGAAGTAAAGTCTAATAGATTCTCTGCGGTATTTGGTGTAGATACTACCGAAACTAGGGTAGCTGCAGGAAGAACTGTTGGCAATAAAAACGCCGCTTATGCTGTAGCACACGCTGGTTGGGTTGGCGTTACAACTTATGTTGACAACCACGGTAACTTCAGAGTCAAGTCTGAAACTTTAGTTGCTGGAAGCACGATTACCGGTGATGCTGCTGACGATACAAGATATCCAGATAGCTGATAATATGGTATGAGATTTGATGAGTTGAATGAAAATAACTATTTGTTATTTGCTATAAAATTCTATGACAATCCCCACGCTCTCACTAGAGAAGACTTTGAGGATGATTTGAAGCGCATTAAATATGTGAAGAGACTTCTTAAAAGGTATAAAAATACTGGAGTCTTAAAAACACATTTAATCTTAAATCATCTAACAATCTTGTTTAATGTTTTTAATGATGCTGCTGTTCCATTATTATTCTATAATTTGGAGCAGGATCTTTGGCCAGCAATTAAAAGTTTTTTGGTTTTTTTAAATAGAATTCCAGAGTTTCCAAAAACTCGCATTCACGAAATACCAGAAGATAATTTTTGTATAAAAGAATTAAATTCAATCTAATGGATATCAATAAGATCATTAATATAATTAGAGAACTTAAGGAAGAAGCACCAACGATGAGTCTTGGTGCTGGAAAGATTGCTGGTACAGTTGAAGCGGGAGATGATCCTCCTGTTAGGAAGAAAAACAAATATATTTACGGTACAGGGTTTCGTAAAAACTGGTTACAAAGAAGGAAACCACCACAATAATTAGGACAATGTTTAATCCATCATCTACCGAAACAAAAATAGCACTGCTTGAAGAGCGTATTAATGTTTATGAGCAGATGATGGAGCGTATTGATACCGCAATTCAAAAGATTGGTGAGACAAGTCAAAATATCAGTCAAATGCTTGCCGTTCATAATGAAAAGATTGAGCAGTGTAACCGAACCGATAATATTATTGTTAAAATGATTGAAGATATTAAAGAATCTTCAAAAGTACAACACGAAGCAATTAGTAAAGAACTTGGTGAAAGAATAGAAAAGGTTGAAGAAAAGGTTGAAGAAATATCACAGTTTAAATGGAAAGCAGTTGGAGCAATCGCAATCGTTGCTTTTCTAATCGGAGTCATTCCAACAGCATCTTCTTTATTGACTCCTGCTTCTACCCCTGCTACAATAGAAAGAGCGAAGTAAAGCACCTTTATAATGGATTTGATTGACTCCAAGTACATTGGACTCGTTTCGTCACGCTTACAAAAGTTTAAGAGAGTCAAGGCAGATCTCTACAACTTCCGCTGCCCACTATGTGGAGACTCTCAAAAAAACAAGAATAAGACTAGGGGATACATTTACCCAGTCAAGAATAATACAAACTTTAAGTGTCACAACTGCGGAGCAAGTTTATCTTTTAATAACTTTCTCAAAGAGTTAGATCCTACACTTCATAAGCAATATACTCTGGAGAAGTTTAAGGAAGGTCACACTGGTAGAAATTTTGTGGTTGAGGAACCCAAGTTTGAGTTTGTGAAACCAGTGTTTAAAAAGAAACTGGATCTACCCAAAGCATCAGAGATTCCCATTGCCAGAGAATATCTGGAAAGGAGAAAACTCAATCCAGAAAAGTTTTATTTTGCTGACAAATTTAAACAGTGGACTAATGCTCAAAAAGTTACGTTTGACACTATCGGTAGGGATGAAAGTCGCATTATTATACCAATGTATGATGCTGATAGTAACTTGATTGGTTTTCAGGGAAGAGCACTAGGACCGAACCCTGTTAAATATATTACCGTGATGCTTTCTGATGATGCCCCGAAGATTTATGGTCTTGACCAAGTGGATTCTTCGAAACCCATTTACATTGTTGAAGGACCCTTCGACTCCACGTTTGTACAAAATGCTGTTGCTATGTGTGGGTCCGACGTTGATATTGGGTCGTTTGGTTGGGGCAATTATATTTACGTTTTTGATAACGAACCTCGCAATCGAGAAATCGTCAACCGAATATCAAAAACCATCAACAGAGGCGACAAGGTGATTATCTGGCCAACATCCATTGAGCAAAAAGATATCAATGATATGGTGCTCACTGGACTTAACGTTATGGATGTGTTAAAATCAAATACATACTCAGGTTTAGAAGCAAAAATTAAGTTTAACAACTGGAAGAAAATATGAGCAACGGAACGAAAGTCGTCAAAAGAAACGGTAAAACCGAACCCCTTGATTTAAATAAACTCCACGTCATGGTGGAAGAGGCATGTAAAGACCTCGCAAATGTATCCGCATCACAAGTTGAGATGCAGTCTGGAATCCAATTTTATGACGGCATTACAACCGCAGAGATTCAGGAGATTCTGATTCGTTCTGCTTCTGACCTGATTGACCTGGATCACCCCAATTATCAGTTCGTTGCTGCTCGTCTGCTGCTGTTTGCGCTTCGTAAGCAGTTGTTTGGACGTATCTATGACTGCCCTAGCGTGAAGCAACACGTAGAGCGTTGTGTGGGTAGAGGAGTGTACGATCCAGAGATCCTATCACTGTATTCTGATGAAGAGTTTGATAAACTTGAGTCGTTCATTGATCATAGTCGTGACTATTTGTTTACTTACGCAGGTTTACGTCAGGTCGTTGATAAGTACCTCGTGCAAGACAGAAGTTCTGGGGCACTTTACGAAACGCCACAGTTTATGTACCTTTTGATTGCGGCAACTATCTTTTCCAAGTATCCTAAAGAAACACGTTTAGATTACGTTAGGAAGTACTACGATGCAATCTCAAAGCACAAAATCAACATTCCGACCCCCATCATGGCAGGAGTTAGAACGCCACTTAGACAATACGCTAGCTGTGTCCTTGTTGATGTTGATGACACCCTCGATAGTATCTTTACTAGCGATATGGCTATTGGCAGATATGTTGCACAAAGGGCGGGCATCGGTATCAACGCAGGTCGCATCCGTGGCATCAACAGTAAAATCAGAGGCGGAGAAGTTCAGCACACAGGTGTTGTCCCTTTCCTCAAAAAGTTTGAAGCAACTGTCCGATGCTGCACTCAAAATGGCATCAGAGGTGGATCAGCAACTGTCCACTTCCCAATCTGGCACCAAGAAATCGAAGATATCCTAGTACTAAAAAATAATAAAGGAACCGAAGATAACCGTGTCCGTAAGTTAGACTATAGCATTCAAATCTCCAAACTCTTCTATGAACGATTCATCCGCAACGAAGAAATTTCTCTCTTTTCTCCCCACTCCGTTCCTGGCTTGTATGATGCTTTTGGTACTGATGGATTTGACGAGTTATATGTTCGTTATGAACGAGATGAGTCTATTCCAAGAAAAACTATCGCTGCTCAAGAACTCTTTTTGGACCTCCTGAAAGAGAGAGCAGAAACTGGTCGTATTTACATTATGAATATTGACCATTGTAATTCTCACTCATCATTCTTGGATAAAGTTGAGATGAGCAATCTGTGTCAGGAAATTACTCTACCTACCAAACCTCTTCAACATATTGACGATACTGATGGCGAAATTGCTCTTTGTATTCTTTCTGCTATCAATGTTGGCAAAATCAGGGATCTTGAGGATCTTCAAATTCTTTGCGATCTTGCTGTTAGGTCTCTTGATGAACTCATTGATTTTCAGGGATACCCCGTCAGAGCAGCAGAAATCGCCACCAGAGCACGTCGTTCACTTGGGGTAGGTTTTATTGGTCTTGCCCATTATCTCGCCAAGCACGGCGAACACTACGACGATCCTGGTGCCTGGAAACTGGTACACGATCTGACTGAGGCATTCCAGTATTATCTTATTCAGGCAACTGTTGATCTCGCAAAAGAAAAAGGTGCGTGTGAATATTCACACAGAACCAAGTATGGTCAGGGTATTCTTCCTATAGATACTTACAAGAAAGATGTTGATGAAATCGTCCCGAACGAGTTAAACTATGATTGGGAGTCTCTTAGAGCACAGGTCTTACAGTACGGTGTACGGAACTCAACATTGTCCGCACAGATGCCATCGGAGAGCAGTTCCGTTGTGTCAAACGCAACCAACGGAATTGAGCCACCTCGGGGATACTTGTCCATTAAGAAGTCCAAGAAGGGTCCACTCAAGCAGATTGTTCCCCAGTACCAATCACTTAAGAACAACTATACGCTGCTGTGGGATATGCCTAGCAATCGTGGGTATATTCATATTGTTGCTGTTATGCAAAAGTTCTTTGATCAAGCGATTTCTGGAAACTGGTCCTATAATCCAGAAAATTACCCAGATAATGAAGTTCCTACTTCAGTAATGGCACAGGACCTTTTGACTACATATAAGTACGGCTGGAAAACCAGCTACTATCAAAATACACACGACATGAAGAATGATGAGGTTGAAGAAACCCGTCAGTCTCTTGAGAATTTAATTTCCGATATTCTAGATTCAGAGGAGGAAGATTGTGAGTCTTGTAAGATTTAAAACAGGTTTAGAGGGTAAATCAGTGGTTGAGTCAATGACTGTTTTTAACCCTAATGAAGTAGATACCAAGAAGCAACCGATGTTTTTTGGTCAACCATTGGGAATTCAAAGATATGATTCTTACAAGTATCCAATATTCGATAAACTAACAACACAGCAACTGGGTTATTTCTGGAGACCCGAAGAGGTATCTCTTCAAAAAGATCGTAGCGACTACCATATGCTACGCCCAGAGCAAAAACACATCTTTACCAGCAACCTAAAGTATCAGGTGATGCTGGACTCAGTTCAAGGTCGTGGACCTGGTATGGCATTTGCTCCATACTGCTCACTGCCCGAACTGGAAGCGTGTATGAAAGTGTGGGAGTTTATGGAGATGATCCATTCTCGTTCTTACACTTATATCATCAAGAATGTTTACTCAGACCCATCTGAAGTTTTTGACACGATTCTGAAAGAAGATCGCATTATGGAACGTGCCGTGAGTGTGACTCAGGCATACAACGATTTCATCAATAGTGCTCATCACTATGATAATTCAAATGAGTGGGTTCACGCATTAGAACAAGTACCCTACGCAAAAGAAGCAAGGTATGAACTCAAGAGAAAACTTTTCAGAGCAGTTGCAAACGTTAATATTCTTGAAGGTATTCGTTTTTACGTCAGCTTCGCTTGTAGTTTTGCGTTTGGCGAGCTCAAGCTTATGGAGGGAAGTGCAAAGATCATCTCACTAATTGCTCGTGATGAGAACCAGCATCTAGTGATTACTCAGAATATTCTGAACAAGTGGAAAGAGGGTGATGACCCCGAGATGGCACAAATTGCTAAAGAGGAGGAACAATGGTTCTACAAAGCGTTTGAGAATGCCGTAGATCAAGAAAAACTTTGGGCAGAGTATCTGTTCAAAGATGGTTCTATGATTGGTCTGAATGACAAACTGTTACAGCAGTATGTTGAATGGATTGCCAACCGCAGAATGAAGGCAATTGGACTCAAACCACTTTATGATATTTCTGCGAAGAACAATCCTCTTCCTTGGACTGAACACTGGATTTCCTCTAAAGGTCTTCAAGTGGCGCCACAAGAAACAGAAGTTGAATCATACATCGTCGGAGGAATCAAACAGGATGTTACCAAAGATACTTTCTCAGGATTCCAATTATGATGAATGGTGTGAGCAGGCAATCCTGAACGCATATCAGGAAGCAGCAGAATGTGACGAATATTTGTTTGGTGATTATGATTATCATGCGGAGTGGTTAGGTAAGTGCCATGATGATGTAAAGTGAGGGGTCTTTGGACCCCTTTTTTTTATAAATATTCACAGGAATTCCTGTAAGTATAAAAAAATGTTAGGATCTGAATTAAAAGCATTATATGATTCTTATCAAAATATCTACGAAGAAGGGGATGGAATCTCCTGTGAAATGATTGAAGAGATCGTAGAAGAACTCGTTGAAGAGTGTGTAGAATTCGGATACACTCTTGATGAAGCAACCACTGCCGTAGAGAACGCAGCGTTTTTATTCATTGATGAGGCAAAGGTCACCTATGGTAGTGACACTGAAAGCCCAGAGCAAAGACGTGAGAGAGCAAAAGCAAAAGTTGGTGAAAAGCAGGCAGCGGCACGTAAGGCAGCAGTAAAGACCGCTGTAGGACGTGCTAAGGCAAAAGCAATGGGTGCCGTAGCAGGAGCAGGAATCGCTGCCTCAATGGCAAAGGACACTGCTAGAAGAGCAGGAAGAACTGCTGCTCACAAGATCACCTATGGTGCTCAGAAAAAGAAAGCAGAAGTCAAGAGTGGTGTAAAGAGTTTGATCGGAAGAGGTCTCCGTAAGGCAGCAGGAGCAGTCGGAAAGGTCGCTCAGAAGGCAGCAGGTGCCGCTTCAAGACTTGGTGAGGAAGCGGTTAATGAAGCAATCACCAGCGAAAAGGGTAAAGCAAAAATGAAAGCGATGCTTGATGCTCGCACTACTGCTTCAGGTAGAGCAAAACCAGGTAAAGGTGATAATGTTGCTCAAATTAAACACATTGGTCGTGCTAATGTAGATGGTTATCGTGGAACACCACCTAATCTAAAAGTTGCTAAGAACCCAGTAAAATCAAACTTTACTGGACTTAACACTGGAAGTGGAAACAAAGCAGCAAGAAGAGCAGGAACTTACCAAGAAGAGATTCATGTAGACGCTTGGGATGTGGTTCTTGAGTACCTCATCACTAACGGTCATGCTGATACCAACTCTGAAGCACTATACATTATGTCTCAATTGGATGAGGAAATGGTTCAAAGCATCATTGAAACTCGTATGGATCCAAGAGGTCGTCCTGCTTCCGGACCCATGAATGTTTATGCCAAGAACAAACCAAATACAGATCCTAAATTTCAAGCTGCTCTAAAAGCTGTTAGAGATGCTGACGCCAAAAAAACTCCAGAGCAAAGAAAGGCAGAACTGGATGCTTATAAGGCAAGACAAGCAAACAAATAATTGAATCCTAACATAATCCTAAGCACCTCTTGACAGGGGTGCTTTTTTATTGCTAGACTAGGTTTGTCTCCGTTGAAGATAAATAATAGCTCATAAAGACTTTAAGTATGAGTTATGAAAACCCCTGGATCTACAATGGGGAAGTATTTGATTCAACTGATATTCAAGATTATTTTGGTTTTGTTTATCATATACACTGCGATAAAACTGGTCGTAGTTATATTGGTCGAAAGTATTTCTGGTCTTTCCGCACACCAAGAGGAAAATCTAGAAAAGTTAAGTCGGAGTCCGATTGGAAAGCATATTACGGCTCCTGTCCTGAACTCAAAGATGACGTTAAGTTTTGGGGAAAAAATTCGTTTAGCAGAACAATCCTCAGCCTCCACAAAACCAAAGGACAATGTAACTACGAAGAAACCAAACAACTTTTTCTAAATAATGTGTTGATTGAGTCTCTTGACGATGGAACGCCAGCGTATTACAATAGTAATATTCTAGGACGCTACATGCGAAAAGATTATGGTAACTTTGGAAGAGACCCTTCAAACAACACATGATTGGGCAGTTGACCGCATTCATACTCTCTGTGAAGAAAATATTGAGAATGCCCATGCGATTCAATCTGAATTTAGTGAATGGTTGAATCCCGAAATTCCAGATCATGATATTTTCTCATTAGAGTTTATAGGAGAGGAAAATGACACTTGATCTTCACAACTTTTTCAAGTTTTACGACGAAAAGAATTCAAATCACGTAGCAGCAGTTCAATGGTTAGAAGATAACCTACCTGCTCAATTTCTAGATGATGCGGAGACTGACTGGATCGGTATTTTTAGAACAAAACCACCAACTCCAGAAGTACTCGCAGTTCCATACTTTAACCAAGTAGATAACTATAGAGATGCACATAGAACTTGCAACAGTTCGTCATGTGCTATGTGTCTTGCTTTCCTCAAGCCAGGAAGCATCAAAGGTGATGACGAATATGTCAAGAAAGTATTTGAGATTGGTGACACGACTGACCATGCGGTACAGACAAAAGTTCTGGCGGCTTATGGAGTTAAGTCACACTTTAGTTACAATCTTTCTTTCTCTGATATTGATAAAAGTCTCGACGCTGGGAAGCCCGTTGTTATTGGTATCCTGCACCGTGGTCCTTTATCTGCACCTACTGGTGGGCACATGTGTGTTGTAATCGGAAAAACTCCGGATGGTAAAGGTTATTTTGTTAATGATCCTTACGGTTCCTGTAATGACAATTACACTGGTCCAGTGACAAATGGTAAGAAAACCATTTATACAAAGGCAATGCTTAAGCACCGCTGGTGTCCAGGAGGCAATGATGGCTGGGGAAGAATTTTCGATTAATTTTAAAAGAAAGATCTTACAAAGAATTAAAGATCTAACCAATCACGGAAAGCACGTAGAGGCACAACAACTTTTTACAAAATACTTCGGAGGCAACGATGGCAAGAGTTGACTTACATAACTTCTTTCAGTTCTATGATGAAAGAAATCCAAATCACGTTAAAGCAGTTCAATGGTTAGAAGATAACCTACCAGTCAAATATCTTGAAGATAATAATGAGTGGGCGGAGATTTATAGAGGAAAAAAGACTAGTGCTGCACCAGCAACCCCAGCTGCTGCAGCTCCTGCTCCTGTAGTCGGTGGTGATGATGTTCCACAAATGGGCATTAAGTTAATTAAGGAGTTTGAAGGTTGTCACTTAAAGGCATACCCAGATCCTCTGACTGGTGGACTTCCAATCACAATCGGTTGGGGTTCAACTCGTAAGAAAGATGGTTCAGCATTCAAACTTGGTGATACTTTAACTCAACAAGAAGCAGATGAACTTCTGATTGAACAATGTAAGAAAGAGTTCCTTCCTGCTTTGCGTAAAATCCCACATTGGAGTGAAATGTCAGATGGAAAAAGAGGAGCTCTGCTCAGCTTTGCTTATAATCTTGGTGCCGGTTTTTACGGTGGCGATAACTTTAATACTATTACTAAACGCTTGAAGAATAAAGAATGGGATCAAGTTCCTGATGCTCTTTATATGTACCGCAATCCTGGTTCAAATGTAGAAGCAGGCTTGGCACGTAGAAGAAAGGCAGAAGGTGAATCTTGGAAAAAGGGATGACTAAATAGTTTCAATCAGTGAGTTGAAACTGCAACTCAAACCCACACCAAGGTGAGTTGTGTTTGGTAGTTCTAGAAGATTTCTACCACACCAACTCACCTTATTTTTATGTCTACCTACTCGCAAAAGGCGCTGGCTGCAGCGTCTGCGCTTCTTCTTGGAGTGCCAACAGCAGCATTAGCACACACCAACTCTATCGGATATGTTGGTGGGGGCAACGGATCAGTTACTTTCTGGTATGGTAACTGGCATCCTGGAACTACCTTCAATGAAGGAACTTTAACATTACAAGGTATTAATGGCACCAGTTTTTCTCCAACTACTGTAAACTGGTCTCAATTATCAGGAACAATGCCAAATGGATTAATTCCTGGTACAAACTATTTTACTTCCAATGGATCTCAATTAGTTCCTTATGATCCTAGTATTCAAACATCATATACTTGGCAAGGTGTAACCTTCACAGGTCTTTCTGCTGGTGATTATCAGTTTACTTATAATGCTGCTGGATCTCCAACAGTAAACTGGATGCCTATGGATAGTATTATTCTCTCTAGTACTGTAAGTCTTTCGGCATCTGCTCTTTCTGGTGATGCTAACCAAAATGGTATTCTTGACATTTATGAAACAGGTGGAACACCTCCACCTCCAACAGTTACTTCAACTGCTGCTGGAAACTCAATTGTAACTACATCAACAACTTATGGAACCAGAACAACTAGTGGAACTCCACATAGACACGTAATGGGTGTAGATGCGAATGGAAATCAAACTGAAACTCATTATACGGATACAGCAGTTACAACCATTCCAACAACCACAGTTACAACGACCACAACTCCAGTTACTGTAACAACTTGGAGTGATGGATCTACTACCACAACTAATGGAACTCCAGTTGTAACTTCGGTTACTACTGATGATAATGCTGGAACAACCGTGATTACTCAAACTAATGTGATTGATTGGGTAAAAACAAGAACTTATGATGTCTCTCCTGTTTCTTCAGTTCAGCATACAGCATCTGAAAGTGGTGGAAGACAAAAAGTTAATGCTTATACCACAACGACAACTACAACCACTCCAGTTTATACTAAAGTATATCCAAACGGAAATCCAACTGAAGTAACATTTGGATCATCAACAGTTGACGTTACTTACGCTTCTAGAGATTATTTTGGACGTATTGACCAATTAGAAGTTCTTGATGGCATCAATGATAATATCAATGGACTTCTGAATCATGAACCAACCAGAACCAAACAGAAACTGAGAGTATTTGAGAACAACCGTTTTGTTCAGTCCTATAATGCTGATGGGTATTCTGCAAATTCACAAATCTTTGGTGGTGGATTTGAATTGGATCTAAGTAAAGGTTGGACTGTTGGATATCAATACAATAATGTAAACGTTAATCTTCGTGGGGTAGATTCAAGTACATCACAGAAGAAAGATGTTCATGGTATCTTCAATACTTTTCATGGCAATACCTTTACTCTGAATACAAACGCTGCTCTAGCAAACAGCAACTACAATTACACCAGAAATGTGGAAGGTGTATTTAATAACGCTGGTGAAACAACGGGAACTGAGTGGTGGGTATCTAATAGACTCTATTGGCATCTATCCAAGAATGTAAAACCATTCATTGGATATACAGTTCAGAATGTAAAGAGAAATGCTTATACCGAAACTGGTTCTCCAGAATCTGCAAGAGTTGTCTCTGCAACTGATAACACCACACACGTTGGTGAAGCAGGTCTTAAATTAGAGGCAAGATTTGGTGGTAAGAAGCACAATCTTTTTGGTGTAAGTGTTGATGGTGCTTATGCAACTGATAGTTCTTATGGTGTAACTGCTTCTATTGATTATAAGGAATTATTGATTGTTGAAGGTTCTCATGGTGTTAATAATGGAGTTACTAACAATTCTGTTGCTGCGAGAGTTAAGTTTAGGTTCTAAAAACCTAAATAAGAGAGACTTCATCACACGGAACTGATGGATAACAAAAGAGAAAAAGCTATGGGACAAGTTATTCGTATTGCGATTTTGAGTTGGTCTGCTGCTCTTCTGACTGCTAGCTATGCTGGTATGCTGTCCAAAATGGACCCAACTTTCATTGCTACTGTCTTTACTGCTTCCGCTGCTACCTTTGGTATTAATACTATGAAGAAAGGTGGCGAAGAAGAAGAAAAGAAAGAAGAACCACGTAGAGAAGAAGTTGTAGAAGCACCACCAGAACCTCCTGCTCCTGAAGCATTAACAGCATCTCTTGAAGAAAGAGTTGAAGTGTTGGAAGGTCAAGTACAACCTCGCACAGGTGGCGCATAATGGCAAAGTCCGCAAACAAAGGTAAAAAGGGTTCTGGTGGAGCAGGTTCTGCCAATAACAAAAAACAGAACTCTGGAAACGCTAATGCCAATAAAGCGAAGAACGGTGGGAAGAAAAAATGAGGTATTATGCCAAGAGAATGGAATACACCCGTTCGGGAGCCTTGGAATCCTGTAATTAAAAAGTGTCTAGATGCTGTCGATGAACATATGCGACAGCATCTCAAGACAGGTGATGAGTGGCACCTTTCTCAAGCAGAAATCTTAAGAAAATATGTTAAAGACTTAAAAGTTTGGATACATAAACAAGAAGGATGGTGGGATGAATGAAAAAACTCCTTACAGCAATAGGATTATCATTAAGTTTAATTACTCCAGCATACGCAGACAAATTATTAAGTAAACAACCCACCGTTCCAGCATATAGTCTGGCAGCGATGGGTTGTATGATTTTAAGAGAGTGTACTGAAGGTGTAGAACAACTTACAGTAGATTCTGCTTCTATCAAAGGAAAAGAGTTTGATGCGTTTAGAGATGAAATTAAATCTATTCTTGCTGGACTTGATAAACTTGGTGTTCCTGTTTACATTGGACCAGCACGTTACTTTACACCAAGAACTGTAGGATTATATAAACCCGAATATAATCGGTTCTTTGTGAATGAAGAACTCCTTAAAGATCCTAGGGAGTTTCTAGGAACGATGAGACATGAAGGATGGCATACGGTTCAAGATTGTATGGGTGGTGGACTGAAGACTTCCTTTATGGCACAAGTACATCAGGATAGTGAGATCCCTGCTTGGGTCATGAAGATGACAAAACTTTCTTATGAGAGTATGGGTCAAAGTCGTGCCGTGCCTTGGGAAGCAGATGCTAACTGGGCAGAAGAACAAGCAAATGTAACAGCACAGAAGTTAGAAATGTGTGCTAAAGGTCCACTCTGGGAACAGATTAGACCGACACCACTTACAATGGAATGGTTGATTGGTTGTGGGTGGATGAAACCACAAGAAGGATATAAAGAGTATGTACCTAACAAGAAATCAGATTATTGTGTAGAAGGTAAATACTGATGCCACAAGAGTTTCCTTGGGGAGTAATGGCAATTCTTGTCCCAGGACTTATCTTTGTATTGTATATCATTTACTACATATTACGACTAGCATTTGAGGAAATGAAAGATGAAGAACCTAGCACTGATTCTATCAACGACAAGCCTTCTCATTAGCGGAGCACTTTGTTATGGTGCTTATGTGACTTATAAGAAAGCAGAAGCAATTCTTAACAACCCAGAACAGTTTGTTGGTAAGGTTGTAGAGAATCAAGTCAATAAGGCATTTGAAAAATTACCTATTCCTAAACTAAATACTGGCAGTATTAAGTTTCCTTTCTAATGGATAATAAAGACCCATACATATATCGTATACGCTCAATCCATAAAGTAGTCGATGGGGACACTATTGACGCTGACATTGATTTGGGTTTTGACATCTCTCTCACTAAGCGAATTCGTCTTGCGGGTGTTGACACGCCAGAGAGTCGAACGGCGGATGCGAATGAGAAGAAATATGGACTTGAATCAAAAGAATGGTTGAAGCATCGCTGTGAAGGTGCTAAGAACATTCTAATCAAGACTGAACTTCCAGATTCTACTGAGAAGTATGGTAGAATTATTGGTCACTTGTTTATCAATGGTGAAGAGACTTCACTGAATAACCAGATGATTGCTGAAGGTTATGCCTGGGAATATTCAGGGGGCACCAAAGTAAAAGATTTTGAAAAACTTAAACAAATTCGCAAATCAAAAGGAACTCTGGTAGAATAAATAGTAATACCTGTGTGGTTCGCATCTATCAGGTAGAAGGGGTGCTTCGGCACCTTTTCTTGTATAAATAGTATTGCGAACCATAACAGAGTAGATGAAACACATTCACCATATTGTGCCTAAACATATGGGAGGCACGGACGACCCTAGTAATCTTATAGAGTTAAGTGTGGAAGAACACGCAGAAGCACATCGAAAACTCTATGAAGAATATGGTAATGAATATGATAGACTTGCTTGGTTGGGACTTTCTGGCATCATTGGTAAAGAAGAAATACGCAGAAAAGTTATTAGTGAAGCAAATAAGGGCAAAACTCCCTGGAACAAAGGAAAGAAAGGGGTTCAAAAAAATCCATATCTTGCCGAACTTAATAGAAGTAGAAGGGGGCAACCTATTAGTGATGAAACAAAGGCAAAAGTGGGTGCCGCTAATAAAGGAAGAAATCGCCCAGATTTAGTGGAAAGAAATAAGAAAAGAAAGGGTATGGATATTCCTAGAGATGAAAATGGGAGATTTATTAGTAAGAAGTAATCACTTGTCGTGAAACTTTTTGTATTGTTCTTGTTTTTCTTTCTTCCTTTCTTTTTTGAGTAACTTATTGACTTTCTTGAGGGATTGACTTTTCTCAAAAGCAAAGAATATCTGAAGTTCATAAGGGGTAAGATCTCTGCTCAAGAGTTTCTTACCCCTTACAAATATTTGTTGAACAATCGGTTTCATTTTACCTACCAACCATTCCACCACAGATTTGCCAACAAGAGCCGCAGCAACAGAAGCAGTAGCAGTGGTGCCAGCAAGAATAACTTGTTCTTTAGGTGGTACTGGAACTTCCCCGATGATTGGTACTTCAATGACAGGTACTCCTAAGTTACTATTTTTAGGGACATCATCGGAAACATTCCGATTATCCTGTGTATTTTGAACGGGAACTTGAACCTGTGGTAGAACTGGTTGGGTATCAGGAAGTCCTCTGGTCTTTTCTTCCTTCTCTTCCTGTTGTTTCTTTTGTTCTGCTCTGACCGCAGCATCAAACTCTTCTTGAGTTGGAACATCAATCACTGGATACTTGATGGTTGTATCTGGCATATTGATAATTGGCATATCAATTTGAGGTATCACAGAAGGTTCTGTTCTGCGAGTCACAGGAGGTTCTATCGTTGGAATAATCGGTGGAGGATTACTTCTTATTTGGATTGGTTTGATTTCCATTTGCTACATCCTGTACTTTGGGATACTTGACAACTACATCAGCGCATATTTTTGCGTATGGACTTTCTGGATGAAATGAGATACCAGACTTGATTGCTTCACCACACTTCAAGAGTCTTACAAGTTCAAAATCAAGTCGTGCCTTGTCTGCCTCCGCCTGCTGCCTGGTTATTTCAGTTCTGACTCGTGCTTTACAGAGTTCTTGAAACGACCCGTCAAGAGGCACAGAGAACCCAGCAGAGATACCTGCGTTGATAGAACCAGTTTGATATGTTTCTGGGTCTTTGCTAAGGTTCAAATTGTTATATCCAAAGGTTTGTAAGTTTAGAGTTGGACCTTGACAAGACACACCAGAACCATAAGTATTCACAGCAAAAGGACCCTGAAGCACCTGTACTGCCTGGTTAGTAACATTACCAGTCGCAGATGCTGAGGGTCCTGCTATGTTTGTATTAGACGGTGCTTGCTGAGCAGTTGCTGGTAGGGCAAATACTATTGCGTAAAGACCGATAATGAGTTTGTGGTAGATTCTTCTACCGTTTTGCGATCTATCCATGTTTCTTTCGCAATTCCAGGAGTCAGATAAGTCTCACTAAACTGGAACGGAGCACCTTGCGTTTGAATTGTATAGTTCGCTCCTGGACCTGGGCGGTCAGGGATGTTGATATTAGTACCAGTGACAGTATAAGATGTCCCAGTGGTATATTCTATTTGTTTGATAACTTCAATCACTTCAGTGCGAGTTTTAGTCTCAGAAGTAATTGTCCCACTTGTAAAGTTGGGAGTTACTGGTCCAGCATATGAAGGAGATATAACTCCCAAGACTGCAACCAGTCCGAGAGTTATGTGTCTCACTTGAATACGCTCAATTCAACGGTTCTTTGTGCTGTACCAGTGCTTCCAGGACCACCAGCAGTGATGGTAGGAACTCCAGTTGGACTTATAGTTCCAGCAAGAGAACCTTTATCTCCACCTAACTGAGTAGTAGAGTTGCTATAAAGGTTGGGAGAAGCAATTGTTCCAGAAGCTGCCGACTGAGTGGTGACAACTGTATCAGCAGTAATTGAGGATTCACTGAAAGAAAATGCTGAACCATTGGTGTTGATAGCATAAGAACCAGCAGATCCAACTCCACCAAGAGTTGTTACGTTAATATTAGTACCAGAGACAGCATATTGCCCACCGACTCTAGTTGATTGTACCGCCGCACCCTGAACGCTTAATTGTACTGAATCAACGATTTTATTAGTAATTTCACCAGCAAAAGCAGGAGTAGTGAAGAATAACGAAAAGGCTAGAAGAAGCTTTTTCATTGTTCTAAAGATGATAACCTAGCTTATTTAGGAGTAGACACTTTTTAAACTGTCACCTTGACAAAACCTAAATATTAACTTATTATGAACAAACCCACTTCTAAAGAGTGGGTTTTCTGTTATGAGTCATTGAAGTGACCATTAGAGCCGTGGGGTCTGCCCTCTGAGAAGAGGGAAGTGCGCTTTCCCTATACGGATGTAGAGTTCAATTAAAACTAGTGCAAAATTTCTTTACAGTAGCCCTGCCTCTTCTGGCAACGGTTACAACCAATGTGGCAACACTGCCTTCAGTGTTTCCTCCTCCCCCTGTGACTGGTCCCCAACCATTCTCTATTATTCGTGAGGAGCCTACATCAAAGACAGCGACCAAAGAGGTTGCTCCCGAAAAACCTAAAGAGACAAGGTTAATTTGTAAAGGGTGTAATGAAAATGAAAATGCTACTCTGGCATACTTCCAGAGCATTGGAGTTAAAGACAGAAACGCCCTTGCTACTATCATGGGCAACATTAAGCAAGAATCTACTTTCGTGCCTAATGTTTGTGAAGGTGGTAGTAGAAGGTCCTATCACTCCTGCTGGGGTGGTTATGGACTGATTCAATGGACATCTGCCAACAGATATTATGGATTGGGTGATTTTGCTAGAAGGAATGGTGGGTCACCATCATCTCTGGATACGCAACTTCGTTATCTTACAAACGAGGTCCAATGGCAAAAGATTGAGGAGAAGATGAAAACTCCTGGTAAATCAATTAATCGCTATATGGACTATGCGTATGATTGGATCGGATGGGGGCATCACGGTGCTCGTACATCTTATGCACGTGAATATGCTTCCAAACTGATTCAGGTAGAAGTTTGATATATAAGGGGAGTGCTGCAGAACTCCCCTTTCTTATGTTTAAATTTGGAAAACAAAAACCAGATATAAAAAAATACGCTATAATAGGAATTGTATTATCTTCTCTTATAGCAGCACTCTCACAATGTACAGGAGTATCTCAAGATGGACTTTGGGACTTACTGGATGAGATTCAAAGAAAATATTTCCCACAAACTATTCTTAATGAGTTTGTTATTAAAGATCCTGAAAAACTGAATAGAAGAATCAAACGTGATGTTGATAGAGAGATTGATGAGGTTACACCCGAATATGACCGCATCATTAGAGAATCAATAAAGAAACCTAGATATGTTGAGAAACCACCAGATGGCAGTGAGGCACAGAAATTGCTTGGTGGAGAAATGAGAATCTGTGCTCCTTGGGTTGACGACTGCCCCAAGGACTGATATAATATGAGAGTTCAAATGACTCAGTAGCTCAGATGGATAGAGCATCTGCCTTCTAAGCAGTTGGTCGGGGGTTCAAGTCCCTCCTGAGTCGTTGCTACTTGCGCTGGAAAGATAAACCAGAATGCCGTAGCAAACTTGGAGAAGTGATCCTGCGGGTTCGCCCAAGAGCTCTCCTTCTCCTCATTCCCCCTTGGCGCAGCGGTAGCGCAAACGACTGTTAATCGTAGGGTCCCTGGTTCGAATCCAGGAGGGGGAGCCTCGCCTCTGTAGCTCAGTGGTAGAGCAGCGGTTTTGTAAACCGCTGGTCGCAAGTTCGAATCTTGTCGGGGGCTCTTGACATAATACTCATTATGTCATATACTTCAAATGTCCGTGTGAAGTGAAGTGCGTGGGGTTCCGTGCCTGTGAAGGGAAACCTGAGGCTGGGTAAATCCTCACCATTGCGGAGTTAGTTCAGTGGTAGAACGCTATCCTTCCAAGTTAGATGTCGTCGGTTCGAATCCGATACTCCGCTTCTTAAAAACCTTAACCAAATCTTAGTTGACACATCTGATACGGTTATGATATTATACCAATATCTTAATCATCTTTTAAGATTTGATTAAGACTCTATAAATAATGCCGCATAACGGGTGCCCCAATTACTCGCACCATTATGTGACCCCATAATACCTAAGGTTTAGTCTATTAAACCTTGTGTAAAATGTCGTTTAGTACTAAAAACAAACTCTTTATGAAACTCAAACAACTGATGCTTGCACCTGTTGCTCTGGGAATGGTTGCTCCTGTTGCTGCGAATGCCGCAGACCTTAATATGGCAGCAGTCAACCAATACACCTCAGAACAAGCTACAAGCGTCACACAATTTACAGATGTCAAGCCTGGTGATTGGGCATATCAAGCCCTGGGCAATCTGATTGAAAAGTATGGTTGTATCGCTGGTATGACTGACAGCAAGTTTGCTGGTGGTCAAACTCTGACTCGTTTTGAGGCAGCAGCACTGCTGAACTCTTGCCTTGAGCGTGTAACCGAAAATACCGATGAACTTCAGCGTCTTGCTACTGATTTCGCCAAGGAACTGACTGTCATCCGTGGTCAAGTTGCCAAACTGGAAAAGAAAGTTGGCACTCTGGAAGCAATGCAGTTTTCCACTACCACCAAACTCAAAGGTGAAGCAACCTTCGTTCTGGGTGGTGTAGATGGTGCTCGTCTTGCTAACAGCAGCAATGTCGGCAACACTGCCTTCAACTATGACCTCCGCCTGAGTTTTGATACTTCCTTCACTGGTAAGGATCTGCTCAAGACTCGTCTGCGTTCTGGTAACTTCTCCAGTCAACCCTTCGGTTCATCTTCCTCCCTGTTCAAACTGGATAAGGCAGAAACTTATGCGAACACGATGACTCTGGACCGTCTGTACTATCGCTTCCCTGCACTTGCTAAGGGCGTGTATCTGACTGCTGGTGCTCAGGTTCGTAACACCGAGATGGCTTGGATTCCTTCTGCTTATAAGTCGGACATCCTGGACTTCTTCCAAGTTGCTGGTGCTCCTGGTGTCTATAACAAGGCAACTGGTTCTGGTTTCGGTGTAGAGTGGGCACAACCTGTTAAGAAAGGTAAGCCTGGATTTGTTGCTAACCTGAACTATGTTGCTCAGAATGGTAACGATTCTACCAAGGGTCAGTTTGAAGAAGACGGTTCTCTGAACACTCTTGCTCAAGTTGGTTACCGTGCTCCTCAGTATGGTATCGCTTTCGGTTACCGATATGGTACTGAAGGAACTCGTGTTCGTAACTTCAATGCTATCGGTGGTGGTTCTGGTGCTCTTGCTGCTAATCAAACCTCCAACGGTTATGCTATCAACGCATACTGGCAACCCAAGAAGTCTGGTATCATTCCTTCTGTGAGTGGTGCTTATGGTTGGAACACTGTAAGTCTATCTAACAATGTTCAGACTCCTCGTGGTGCCACCGATTCACAAACTTGGTTCGCTGGTCTTCAGTGGAGCGATGTGTTCGCCAAGGGTAATGCTGCTGGTTTTGCTATCGGTGCTCCTGGTAATGCTGCTTCTCTTCCCGATGATCAGAAAGCCATTATGTGGGAAGCATTCTATCGTTACAAGGTTAGCGATGCCGTTAGTGTAACTCCTGCTGTGTTCTATGTGTCCAACAACCAAGGTCTGAAGCAAAATTCTTCAAACTATGGTGGTGTGATTCAGACAACCTTCAAGTTCTGATAGTATCTCCGATACCATTTGACCTCCCTTCGGGGAGGTTTTTTGGTGTTGAGACTTATTTAACCTCTTCTTAACTTTAACTACAATGAAACTCAAACGTATTGCTGCTATTTCTTTGCTTGCTGCTGCTCCTGGTGCCGCACTTGCTGCTCCCGCCATTAACGGTGCTGGTGCCACCTTTCCTGCTCCAATCTACCAACGCTGGTTCCAAGACTATGCTGGTGCTACTGGCGACCGTGTAAACTATCAGTCCGTTGGTTCTGGTGCTGGTATTCGCCAGTTCGTTGCTGGAACCGTTGACTTTGGTGCTTCTGATGAACCTATCAAGGCAAAGGAAGCAGCAAAGGTAAAGCGTGGTGTTGTTCAAATTCCTATGATTGGCGGAACCATCGCTGTTGCTTATAACAAGCCTGGATGTAAACTGAAACTCACACAGAAACAGGTTGTTGATATTTTTGCTGGACGCATCAACGACTACAAGCAAGTTGGTTGTGCTGCTGGTAAGATGGTTGTTGTCCATCGTTCTGATGGTTCTGGAACAACTTTTGCTTTCACTAACTCTCTGGATGCTTTTGGCGGTTGGACTGCTGGTGTAGGTAAGTCCATCAACTGGCCCACTGGAATCGGTGCCAAGGGTAATGAAGGCGTTGCTGGAACCATCAAGAATACTCCTGGTGGTATTGGTTATGTGAACACTGGTTTCGTCCGTGTGAACAAACTCCAAGCTGCTGTCCTCCAGAACAAGGCAGGTAACTTTGTTGGACCTTCTGCCGTGACTGGTGCTGCTGCTCTCAACAGCATCAAACTGGACCCTGTAACCCTTGCTGGTGAAGACCCCAACCCCAGCAACCCCCGTGCCTATCCTATCTCCACTCTGACTTGGATTGTTGCTTATAAGAGTGGTTATGCTCCTGGCAGAGCAGAGGCAGTCCGTGACGCTCTGAACTATGCTCTAAGCACGAAAGCACAAGGTCTTGCTGATGACCTGGGTTATGTTCCTCTTGCTGGTTCGGTTCTACATCGTGCCCGCTTGAAAGTCCAACAAGTTGGTCTAGGCGAGAAGTGATACATAGAGGGGGTTGACAAGACCCCCCTTTTTAATGTATTATAGATAACGAGTTAGGAGGTCTATGTCTCTTATTTCCCAGCGAGATAGACAACTCGCTATTGAAGCACTAGTGTATTATCGTGATGATATACTTCGCAGAGAGCAAGCATTTAAAGATCTTGGTGTTTCTGATGTTCAATTAAATGATGCCGCTATGATGGAACTTAATGCTCTTATCAACTGGGTCAAATTAGAATATCAGAAGCATGAAAATTAATCTGTGGTATTGTGCTGATATGAAACAGTGGCGTTGGACTCTTACAGACGACCATCGCCCAGTCGTAAGGCAAGAGTCGGGTCAAAGAGAAAATCTACGAGATGCTATGAATGATGTAGCAAATACTGTAGAATATATGTTAAGTCAATCTTGACTTTAACACACTTCTTGTATAAATAATATAAGAAATGTGTTATTAATGGAAAAAGATTATCTAACTCAATTAGTTGTTAGTGGAAAAAGTATTAGGCAGATATCTAAACTTGTAAATAAAAGTGAGGGATCTGTAAGACATTGGTTAAGAAAATATAATCTTACAACTTATAAACCACCAAAATATGTGGAAAATTGTAAGTTTTGTAATATTAAACTTACTAATGAAAATACTTATGATTCTAAAAAAAGATGGTCTTGTAAATCTTGTGCTAATAAGTATAGGAATGAAAGATTTGTCTTAACTAAACATAAAATGGTTGAATATAAAGGTGGAAAATGTATTTGTTGTGGTTTTGATAAACATTACTCAGCATTAGATTTTCATCATTTAGATCCATCAATTAAAGAGTTTAATCTAACTCGCAATAGTATTGGATGGGATAAACTTCAACCAGAACTTGACAAATGCGTTCTTCTATGTTCTAATTGTCATAGAATGATTCACGCAGGAGTTATTCAATTGCCCGATGACCCAGCTAGTGAAGGGACCTGCCTTACAAGCAGGCAGCGGTAGGGGCGGAACCTATATCGGGCACTTTTATAAATACTTCAAAAAGAAGTATAATGGAAAAGTTATATAAATCACTTTCTGATACTCAGGCATCATTGTTCCTGCTGTTCCAAAAAACTTGGGTCTATCATTGGCATATTGTAGGACCTGATTTCAAACAAATTCACGATCTGTTTGGAGAGCAGTATCTTGCCATTCAGGAGGAGATTGACAGACTCTCTGAACATATGAGATTTTTGGGTATTAAACCGATTAGTTCTCTGTCAAGAGTTCTGGAAGTTTCTGGAGTTTCTGAAGCAAAGACTAATATTTCCTCAATGGAAATGATTCGTGATCTTCTTGAGGATCATAAGAAAATGGTTGCTATGTTTGATGCTGCTGCTACTGAAGCAGAGCAAGGAAAGTCAAGAGGAACTGTTAACCTTCTTGATGATTTAAACGAAGCACACGGTAAATTTATCTGGATGTTAAGATCATTCACAGAATGAAGTTGAATTATGGTAAGCGTAAGATGCAAAGTCTGTGGGACTGAACTACACAGTCACCCAGTTAGAACAAAGTCTTGTGGTTGTACAAATATGACCACAGTAAAAGGAGACACGATTACTGCTTTGGATTTGTCCAAAGTGGTGATGACTTCTTCTGACAAGCAATCAAAAACTTCTAATCTTCTTACAAAAGAGGATCTTGCTTTTCAGGAAGCACGTAGAAATAGAACAGTACGAAAGTTAGATTTTGAGATCAGATAGGATTTAAGTTAAGATCCTTATCATACTTGGCATACTGATAGTTGTATTGATCAAGATCACCAAATCCAAACTTTTTATTAAGTAGGGATCTCTTTCTTGCGTTTTCTGGATGGTGAATCGGAACAAACAATGATCCATCCCAGGGAAGACCAACAAGAACATCATTTGGTTTGGGACCATTTTCACCATCACCAACTTTGATGACTTCTATTACACCGTTCATAAAGGCAAATAATATTTTTCTATTGTCTTCAGTTGTGAAAAGTGCTGGGTTGCCACTGTGATTGATTTGCCAGTCAACTCTTGACACTCTTCCTGGTGTGTTTAAGTTGAGTTTGTTTGCTATATTTAAAACTCTTTCTGGATCCTGGTGTGACTCGTATTCTTGATACAAGAAACTGGTTTTATTTTTAAAGATATTGTAGACGACACCTAAAAATAAAATCTCATCATACTCTGTTGAAATTCTAAC